AGAAAATGTCCTCTAGTTTTGTAGATAAACTTAACGATGCTATGGACGAAAATATGGAAGATTGGTCGCCAAATCTTGTCGGCAAGGTTTCACAAGAATTAAAATTTACAAAAGAATTAGACCAGATTTGGGCAAAAGAAATGGGTCCTTTTTTAATGAAATATCAAAGTCACGCTGAATTATATACTTCTTTGGGTAAAAGAAATATACAACCTGATATTTTTGAATATAGAATAGATGTAACAAGTGGATGGTTTGTTCGTCAGTTTGAAAATGAGTATAATCCAATTCATGTTCATTTAGGTTCTTATCTATCCTGTGTAGGGTATTTAAAATTGCCTGACGGCATAGAAAAAGAGTGGGAAGAAGACTATAAAGATCACCATCCCTCTAATGGTCATATACAATTTGTTTATGGTCATGCAGCCAATCACACGGGTTCAAATTTTTTAGCTAAACCACAAGTAGGAGATTTTTATGTTTTTCCTGCTCATTTGCATCATTGTGTCTATCCATTTAAAACAAAAGGGGAAAGAAGATCTTTTAGTGTTAATTTTACCATAGCTGCTTCTTATAAAGATAAATCAATGGAAGCTAAGTCCTATGCAGAACAAGAAGAAGAAATGAGTGTTAAAAAATAATGTGGTTATCAATGGTTTTAGTATGTTCTTCACCTTTTGCAGATACTTGTAATGTTATGATGGATATTGAAAAAATGCACGAAACTGAAATAAATTGTTTTAAAAGTGGCAATATTCAAGTAAAATACCTTTCTGAAAATCCTGTAGTTTATTATGCAATACCGTTATGTCAAAAAATAAAAATAGATTTAGGTAAAAAAATATGAGTTTGTTAACTACACTTATAGAGCCTGCTACTAAATTATTAGACAAAGTTATAGAGGACAAAGATCAAAAAGCCAAATTAGCCCACGAATTAGCTACTATGGCTGATAAATTAGCCCATGAGCAACAACTCGCACAAATGGCAATTAATAAGGAAGAGGCTGCTTCTGGTAGCCTTTTTAAAGGTGGTTGGCGTCCTTTCGTTGGTTGGGTCTGTGGGGTTGCTTTTTGCTATCACTTTATTATTCAGCCTGTTATTATTTTTATAGTCGCATTGACGGGCATAATTATACCTGATTTGCCAAGTTTTAACATGAATACACTTCTTACCGTTCTTGGAGGACTTTTGGGAATCGGAGGATTAAGAACGTATGAAAAGCAGAAAGGACTGACAAAATGAGAAGACAGGCTACCCCAAGGGGATTAACTTATTTTAGAAATGGTGGTTCAGCATCAAAAAAATCAAAAGGAAGTAAAATTTGTCCAGAAGGTAAAGCTTGGGCTAAAAGAACTTTTGATACCTACCCCTCTGCTTATGCTAACTTGGCTGCTTCAAAATATTGTAAAGATCCGAACTATGCAAAAAAAGCAAAAGGTGGTAAAAGAAAGGGTAGGTAATGGGTGAATTAAAAGAATGGGTTAAACAAAAATGGGTAAGGATAGGAACAGATGGTGAAATTAAAGGTCCTTGCGGTACTTCAAAGGATAAAAAAAATCCTGACAGGTGTCTTCCTTTGGCGAAAGCCAGAAGTCTCTCCAAAGAAGAAAGAGCAAAAACCGCCCGCAAAAAGAAAGCAGCAGGCAAAAAGGGGCAGACCGTCGTTAAAAACACGAAAAAAGCAGAAGTAAAATTTGCTAAAGACGGTGGTGCAATAGAGTATACTAAAGCCAAACGACCGTTTAGAAACAACTATAAAAACGGTGGTATTGTTGCTAGAGGCTGTGGTGTAATTATGGCTGATCGCAGAAAAAAAACCAAAGGTTCTGTAAGTGCTTAGGAGTATATTATGTCTATAACATACAGAGGTGAAAGGTTTTCAGGGTATAACAAACCCAAAAGAACGCCTGGAAAAAATAAAAAATTTGCTGTATTAGCAAAACAAGGGGACCAAGTTAAATTAATCAGATATGGCGATCCAAACATGAAAATAAAAAAGAGTAGCCCAGATCGTCGTAAATCTTTTAGAGCAAGACATAAGTGTGACACGGACCCGCCAAGCAAACTTACTGCAAGATACTGGAGTTGTAAAAAATGGTAAAATCACCATTTTACGTTACAAACAAAGATATATGGGGCAAAGAAGGATGCCTGTTGAAAGAATTAAATATCATCCCAGAAGAGTTAAAAGGAGCCGATTATGACGTTTAAATTATCGCAAAGATCGTTAGATAAACTAAAAGGTGTAAACGACGATTTAGTTTATATCACCCAAGATGCCATAGGTCTTTCTAAGGTGGATTTCGGAGTTTATTATGGTTTGAGGACCGAGGCCGAGCAGAAAGAACTTTTTGAATCGGGCGCCAGTAAAACCATGAAATCTAAACACCTTACAGGTCATGCCGTAGATCTCATGGCTTATGTTGGCTCGAAAGGATCTTGGGCTTTGAATCTGTATGACGATATTGCTGACGCAATGGCTCAAGCTGCCAGAAACAATAACGTAGGATTACGATGGGGTGCAGCATGGCATATACCCGATATAAGAGATTGGGATGGCACGATGGAAGAGGCCATGAACTCCTATATTGATTTAAGACGCTCGGAAGGCAGACGCCCATTTATAGATGCAGTTCATTTCGAGCTTGTTGTATAAATATATAAGGTTTTATAGGAATGACTGAGATTTATCTTGCAGAAGCGATTTTTCGTGTTATAAGGGAAAGACGCAACATACTTCAAGATGCACTGGTTTTTGGTGAAGTTAAGAATATGGAGCATTATAGAGAGATAATCGGGGGCTTAAAAAGCCTTGAACACATTGAACAGGAACTCAAGAGCCTGCTAGATAAACAGGAGCAAGTCGATGACTAAAGAAGACAACGAAAGTTTGTTAGAAAGAATGCCAACACCGACAGGTTGGCGAATTTTGATACTTCCACATAAAGGTAAAGGAAAAACTGAGGGCGGTGTAGTGTTGCCCGATCAGGTTGTAGATCAACATAATGTTTCTACACAGGTTGGTTACGTACTTAAAATAGGTGATTTAGCTTATAAAGATAAAGAAAAATTTCCAACAGGCCCTTGGTGTAAAGAAAAAGATTGGGTTATGTTTGCCCGATACGCAGGTTCTCGCTTTTTTATAGAAGGCGGTGAAGTTAGAATTTTGAATGATGACGAAATTCTATCAACTATAGCAGATCCAGAAGACATATTAAATTTTTAGGAAGTAACAATGGCAGAAAAAGAAGATCAAGTACCCTTAGATGTAGTAGAGCAGAATGATACAGAGGTTGAGGTTAAAGAACCTGAACAGAAAGAATTAGCCTTAGAGCCACAAACGGATGACGTAAAAGAAGATCAGTTTGATAAAGCAGAAAGTGCTACACAAAAAAGAATTGATAAGCTGACACGTAAAATGCGTGAAGCGGAAAGACGAGAGCAAGAAGCTATTAAATATGCTCAAAACGTCAAAAGTGAAAATGACAACATAAAAAATAGATTGAATAGTTTAGATCAGCATTATGTTTCTGAATATTCGACAAGAGTAGCTTCTCAAATAGCTGAGGCTGAAAAAGAATTAGAAAAGGCAATGGAGCTTTCTGATTCAAAAGCTGTTGTAGAAGCGCAACGCAAAATTACGGCGTTAGCTATTGAAAATGACAGAGCCAACCAAGCAAAAATGCAACAGGAAAGACAAAGAAAACAAGAAGAAATGATGGCTCAACAGCCTGTACAGCAACAACAAGTTGCTCAACAGCCAAGAAGACCAGACCCAAAAGCAGAGCAATGGGCTACAAAAAATGAGTGGTTTGGTCAAGATGAGGCTATGACTTACGCAGCTTTTGGTATACATAAAAAATTAGTTGAGCAAGAAGGATTTGACCCGCAGACAGATGAGTACTATAATGAACTTGATCGACAAATGGCGGAAACATTTCCGCAGAGGTTAAACGGAGGAAGTAAACGTCCCGTCCAAACGGTTGCTTCTGTATCACGCACTACTGGACGCACAAATAGAAAGGTTAGACTCTCCCCTAGCCAAGTTGCAATAGCAAAGAAGTTGGGAGTGCCACTTGAAGAATACGCGAAATACGTGAAGGAGTAATTAAAATGAACGATAACACTAATAATTCTGAAATTAAGAGGACTCCTCGCGCGAACTTAACGAGAGAGAAGACGGCTGTGCGTAAGCCGTGGGCTCCTCCCTCTATGTTAGATGCACCGCCTGCTCCAACTGGTTTTAAACACCGTTGGATTAGAACGGAAGCTAGAGGTTTTGATGACTCAAAGAATATGAGTGCAAGACTAAGAGAAGGATGGGAACCTGTGAGAGCAGACGAATATCCTGATTTTGAGCTTCCAATCGTCAATTCAGGTAAATACGAGGGTGTATTTGGCGTAGGTGGTCTGATTTTGGCTAGGATACCAGAGGAAACTGTGAAAGAAAGAGAGGACTACTTTAGAAGAAAAAGTAGCGATCAAATGGAAGCAGTGGATGCGGATCTTATGCGTGAAAATCAACATTCAACCATGACGATTAATAAACCTGATCGTCAGTCACGTGTAACTTTTGGTGGTCCAAAATAGGACTGCCTTTTAGGACTTAGGAGGTCTAAAACATGGCTAATCAAGAAACAGCCTTTGGTCTTCGTCCTATCGGGCTTGTTGGAAGCGCTACAAATTCAACTGGAACAACCCAGTATGAGATTGCTTCTGACAATACTAATGCTTTGTTCAATGGTGCTATCGTTGTACCAACCTCAGCAGGGGTAATTGACCAAGCAGGTGCTACAAGTGGTGGCACTACACAGGCATTAGGTGTTCTGATGGGAGTTGAGTACGTTGACTCAACGACAAAGAAAACAACATTTTTAAACTACTGGCCTGGATCTAACAGCGTAAGCGTCGATACAAATCACCCTGTAAAAGCGTTTGTAGCTGATAATCCTAATCAGTTATTTAAAGTTGCCTCTGACGCAACACTAACCGATAGAGCAACAGCTTTGACTGCGGTCTTTGCTAATGCTTCTTTAGGCACTTCTGCTCGTACAGGTTCAACTGATACGGGAAGAGCAAATGGTGCTTTATCTGTTAGTTCAATTGCAACAACAGCAACGCTTCCGTTGAGAATTGTGGGAATAATGGATGATGAAGCAAACAGTGATTTCACTGCTGCGGGTATTCCTCTTATTGTTCGACTCAATGCTCATTTCAATGCACCGACCAGTCGATTTGATTCGCAGACCACTGCGACTTCGACAGGCATATAAAGAGGGTATGAAATATGGCTATATCTCGCGCACAACTAGCGAAAGAGCTTGAACCTGGACTTAATGCTTTATTTGGTCTTGAGTATGATCGTTACGATGCAGAACATGCAGAAATCTACGACGAAGAAGCTTCTGACAGAGCCTTCGAAGAAGAAGTAATGCTTTCTGGTTTCGGGACTGCACCTGTCAAGGCAGAGGGCTCCGCCATCTCTTTTGACGATGCTCAAGAAACCTTTACTGCACGTTATACACATGAAACTATTGCTCTTGCTTTCAGTATTACTGAAGAGGCTATTGAAGATAATCTTTATGATCGTCTTGCTTCCAGATATACAAAAGCTTTGGCTAGATCCATGTCTCAAACTAAGCAAATAAAGGCAGCAGCTATTTTAAACAATGCGTTTAGTACAACCTCACCAGTAGGTGACGGGGCTGCTCTTTGTTCTTCTTCTCACCCTGCAATATCAGGTAATCAGAGAAACTTGCTTTCAACAGCAGCCGATCTGAATGAGACTTCTTTAGAGCAAATGCTTATTGACATAGCAGGTCTAACAGACGAGCGTGGTTTGAAAATCGCTGTACGTGGTATGAAACTGATTATTCCAAAAGAACTTCAGTTTATTGCGGAGAGAGTTATTAACTCTAATCTTCGCCCTGGTACTGCTGACAACGATATCAATGCCAATAAGAGCATGGGTATGCTTCCAGAGGGAGCGGTAGTAAATCACTTTTTAACTGATACTGACGCTTTCTTTATTAAGACAGACGCTCCAAATGGTTTTAAATACTTTAATAGATCACCTATTAAAACAGCAATGGAAGGGGATTTCGATACCTCTAACATGCGATTTAAAGCTAGAGAAAGATACTCCTTTGGTGTATCTGACTGGAGATGTGTTTTCGGAACACCAGGAGCTTAATTTAAAAATAATAAAAGGCGACACTTGTCGCCTTTTATTTTTTATTGTATAGTCCCAATATTAACTTCTGACAATCGCATGGTGTGATTGACAATAGCCAAGACAGGAGATTAGACATGGCTGTACATTTTACTGGACCAGTCCTTTTCGCAGGAAAAGACGGTCAAAGAAAGTGGTTTGAAAACCTACCAATAGATAAAAATCCTGATTATGTCGTTTATATGGACGATTTTACAGGTGTTGCTTTAGATAACACAAATGATTGGACTGTGGTAAAAGATTCAAGTGCTTCCGCAGCAATTGCTGCTGACGTCGTGAATGGTGCGGTGACATTAAGTTCACAAGCTACTACAGACAATGACGGTGCATCTATTCAAGGCAATGAAATATTTGCCGTAGCAACTACCAGAGACATTTGGTTTGAAACAAAAATAACACCTACTGATGCGGAAGGTGATGCAATGGATATTTGTATAGGTTTAACTGTAAACTTTGCAACTAACCCAGAAGCTATGCTTACCGCTGCTGATAGAATTGTTTTTCAAGTGGACGATGGCGACAGTAACATAGATTGTGTTACTGAAAAAGATGGCACTGCAACTACAACTGATTCAGGTGTAGATATTGAAAGTGGCACAGCCGTAACACTTGGATTTCATGTTAAAGGAACAGGCAGTGTTGAATTTTTTGTAAATAGAAATTTAGTAGCTACACATACTGCTAATATTCCAGATGACGAAAATTTAGCTTTAGGAGCGATGGAACTTTCAGGTTCTGCAACGGGCACAAAATCAATGAATATTGATTATATGTTTGCAGCTCAAAACAGATAATGGAGGGTTAGATGGCTGACAAAAAGAGAGCCAGAACTAAATCTGGAAAATTTATACCAGACGATCCTAACACTCCAGAAAATGAAGCTTGGGTCACAACTAAATCTTCCTCCAAAAAGGCGCTTCCCCCAAAGGGAAGCGCAGAATATAAAGCCATGCTTTTGCGTGGTGAGATAAAGGAGTAAAGTATGGCAGACGCAGTAACCTCTCAAACACTTATAGACGGTCCTAATAAGGCTGTTTTAAAGTTTACAAACATTTCTGATGGTTCAGGAGAATCTGCTGTTAAAAAAGTAGATGTATCTGCTTTGGCAACAAGTGCTGACGGTGATACTTGTACAAGCGCTACTATTGAAAAAATATGGTGGCAATGTAATGGCATGAAGGTTCAAATTTTGTTTGACGCTGATACAGATGTTTTTTGTATTGAATTAGGTGAAAACCAAAGTGGTCATCACGATTATACTAGTTTTGGTGGACTAACTAACAATGCAGGAACAGGTGTGACTGGGGACATTATGTTTACCACGGTGGGTCATGCAAGTAATGATACTTATACTGTTATTATGCAGGTACGAAAAGGATACTAAGTATGGCAGTTAGAAAAGACCAACCTAATATACATGAGTTGGATAAAAAAATTTCTATAGTGTCAGAGATAGTAAATAGAATGGAAACAAATCATTTAGTCCATCTTAAAAAAGATATTGACAAGATTGACTTTAGGGTTTGGGCAATCCTTGGTGGCATGACTTTACAACTTGCTGCCACGGTTGTCACTTTAGTTACTTTATTAAATTAGGAGAGTGAAATGGCAGGATCAAGAGTAAATTTAGGAAACGCAGGTTTCAAAAAAATGAAATCCAAAGGTGGTACTACCAAGATGAAATCTAAAGGTGGTGCTATTAAAATGAAATCGAAGGGCGGAATGATTAAAAATAATAAGCCCAAAATGATGTCAAAAGGTGGTATGATGAAAAACAACAAACCTAAAATGATGTCAAAAGGTGGTACTGTTAAAAAAGACAAAATGAAAATGATGTCAAAAGGCGGTACTGTAAAAAAATATAATAAATAAAAAAAGAGACGAAATATGGCTTACTTACAAAGTAACATCCCACATTTTAAATGTTGGGTGCGTAGAGAATATACGCATAACCATGAAAAATATCATGGTGAATTTTTACATGCTATGGCGGTTGCCGTTACAACTATGCCATGCAGATCATTAAGCTTCCAAGTTATTTTTACTGGCTTGGAAGAGGGTGCGGAGGAAAACGTACATGGAGGTGCTATGTGGGCAAGAATGCCACTAACGGCATTAGTAGGTGACTTTGATTTTGAAGGATGGCCTGAACCTATGCCTACCTATTTAGCTCAACCTTGGGATTGTTCCTCGCATCATCACTCAATATATCAAATTAATAGGGCTCAACCGTGTCCTTGGATTGCTAAAATAGGAAGTGAATTTTATCCTGCAAAATATTTGTTTACTGTAGATTATGCTGAAAGTGAAATAGCAGACGACCCTGCACAACATAAACAAAGTCATGTTTTGCAGTTGTTACAAGCAGATGAATACACAGGTAATATAGTCGCTTTACCTAACAATAGGGTTCGAGTCACACACCCTGCTTGGTGGGTAACAGGTGAAGGACCGCCTGATTTTAAACCATCACATCACATACATTATTCAAAATCAGATTTGGATTACACACTAGACGTAAATCAAATTTTTGATAACATGTATGCGGAACCTGTTGAAAAGGAGAAAAAAAATGAAAAAAAACGGTAAAACTTTTATAAAAAGAGTTGCAGGAGCTACCATAGGTGTCAGGGCGAATGATGCTCTTCAAAATGTATTTGGTACAGGAAGAGTTAAAATTGGCGGTGGGTTAATTGCAGCAGGCCAAGGAGCAAAAATGTTCGATAAAAAGAAAGTAAAATAATGGCGGTATCAGGTAGCACAGATTTTGAACTAGACGTTGCAGAATACATCGAAGAAGCTTTTGAGCGTTGTGGTATAGAGGTTAGAACGGGTTATGATTTAAAATCAGCCAGACGTTCTCTTAATCTTATGTTGGCAGAATGGGCTAATAGAGGTTTAAACCAATGGACTATATCTCAATCAACACAAGCTTTAACAAAAGGCACGGGCAATTATACTTTAGATTCTGGTGTTATTGACGTTTTATCTGTTGTAGTAAGAAGAGACGGCACAGATTTTTCTTTGGACAGGATTAGTAGAGATACCTATCTTGCTATACCAACTAAAACAACAGAGGCTAGGCCTTCACAATTTTTCTTGGATAGACAGATACAACCTGTTTTAAAACTTTGGCCTGTGCCAGAAAACTCAACAGATACTGTCATATTTGATGCTTTAACACGTATGGATGATGCAGATACTTACGTCAATACAGTGGATATGCCCTTTCGTTTTTTTCCTTGCCTAGCAGCAGGTCTTGCTTATTATATTTCAATAAAAAGGGCTCCCAATAAAACACAATTATTAAAAGCTGTTTATGAAGAGGAGTTTGAAAGGGCCATGACCGAAGATAGAGACAGAGCTTCTTTTAAGGTTGTACCTCAGTTTGAGTATTTTAGGGTTAGTTGATGGCTAAATTTGGACGAGGAAAACATTCTTACGCCATATCGGATAGATCAGGTTTTCGATATTTATATCGTGATATGCGTAAAGAATGGAACGGTTTACTCGTTGGTCCAGATGAATATGAACCTAAACAACCACAATTAGGTCCTTTTAGAACAGTTTCTGATGCTCAAGCTTTAAAAGACGCTAGACCACAAAATCCTGATCTTAACACACCTTTTTTAGTAAAAACAACAAATGGTATATTTAGTGGGGCAAAAGCAGAATTACCTTCTTCTATAGATAATTTAGAAGCTCTAGTGGCAGGTATAGGTTCTGTCGTAATACCTGATGCAAACCCTACCTATGATACTCAAAGCTATGTAATGACGGGTTCCGTTGGAAGCGTAGAAATAAATAATGAAAATAGTGCTTCAGTAACAGGTATAGCGGGAACAAGCGCAGTGGGCACGGTTACGATTACTAACGACAATACTGCTTCTATCACAGGATTAGCGGGCACTTCAGCCGTTGGTAGTGTTACAATAACTACTAACATTACGACATACGCTGTAACTGTAGCTACTGGCACAAACAGCTATGGAACAGGTAATAAATTCTACATTGACGGTAGTGTTTCTCCAACCTTAAATTTAAGTGAGGGTAGCACCTATAGATTTGACCAATCAGACTCTAGCAATTCTACGCATCCTTTACGTTTTTCCACCACAGCTAATGGTTCGCACGGGGGTGGTTCGGAGTATACGACAGGTGTTACAACTAATGGTACACCAGGAAGCTCTGGAGCTTATACACAAATAACCGTTGCTAGTGGAGCGCCAACATTGTATTACTATTGTACCAATCACAGTGGCATGGGAGGTCAAGCGAATACACCATGAGTTTTACCTTAACGACTTTAAGATCCTCTATACAGGATTATACAGAAAATACAGAAACTAGTTTTTTAAATAATTTAAGCACTTTTATTCAACTTGCTGAAGAAAGAATATTAAAAAGCGTACAATTAAATGTTTTTGAAAAAAATGTATCAGGCAGTATGACTTCAAGTAATCAGTACTTAGCTTGTCCTAGTGATTTTTTGGCGCCAAATTCTTTGACTATCACAAATAGTAGTAATTATACATACCTACAATTTAAGGAAAAAGAGTTTGTACAATCATATACACCTAATCCTGCAACAACAGGCGTTCCTAAATATTATGCCCAATTTGACGTAGATAATTTTGTCATAGCTCCTACACCTGATAGTGGTTATACTGTTGATTTAAGTTATTTTTATCGACCTGCTAGTATTACAAGTAGTGTGGTCACTTTCACTGTAACCAGTAGTGCTTCCTTTACTGTTGGAGAAACTATTACGGGTGGCACATCAGGTGCAACTACTACTGTTTCATCAAAGCCTTCTAGTACAACTATGGAAGTTATTGTTCCTTTAAATAGTTTTACTGCTTTAGAAACAATTACAGGTAGTAGTTCTGGTGCTTCGACCTCTTTAGTTTCATTTACTTCAGATACAACAGAAACTTGGTTAAGTACCAACGCTGAGATAGCTTTACTTTACGGATCTCTAATAGAATGTTATATTTACATGAAAGGTGATGCAGACGTAATGAATATGTATAACAGTCGTTTTGCAGAAGCCATAGGTAGATTAAAGAACTTAGGAGAAGCAAAAGAAGTGATCGATGAATATACAATGGGACCGATTAGAAAGGCGAGGACATAATGTTAACTGAATCGTTAGGTATGCCTAATAATTTTAAAGTAGATATACAAACCACCGATAATAGGGGTCAAACCCCTGAAGAAGTCGCAGAAAGATGTGTAAACAAATTAATAGGAATATCTAATAATGCACATCCTGCAATAAAAGAACAGGCTCATGCTTATCGCAAAGAAATGGAAAAAATTATTGCAATATACATGAGACAGGCTATTAAAAGTGATAGAACAACTGTTTATAACGCAATTAAAGACTCAGGAAACCCTAAACTAGCAGAATATATAAGGAGAATGTGATGGCATTTACTGGAAACTTTTTATGCACCTCTTTTAAAACGGAACTTTTAAAAGGTGTACACAATTTTACCGCGACAACGGGAAATACTTTTAACATAGCATTATATGACAATAGTGCGTCTTTTACCGCTGCCACTACTGCGTATACTTCAAGTAATGAAATAAGTGGTACAAACTACTCAGCTAAAGGGCAAGCTCTTAACCCCGTTACGCCTACCGCGAGTGGTACAACAGCTTTAGTTGATTTTGCAGATGAAGTATTTAGTAACGTAACTATTAGTTCTGTAAGAGGCGCTTTAATTTTTAATGAGACAGCTACAGGAGATCCTTCTGTTGCTGTATTAGATTTTGGTGCAGATAAGGCAGCCAGTAGTGGTGATTTTACCATTGTGTTTCCAACTGCTGATGCGAGTAACGCAATAATCAGGATTGCTTAATGTCAACAATCGTTGCATTTAAAGGATGGAATAGCTCTTTAACACCTTGGGGGTCTAGTACTTGGGGTGGTGAGGTTGCGTTCACGGGTGCAACGGCCTCTGTTGGTTCTATAGCAATTGATGCAGATGGTAATGTAGGTGTCTTTGGTGTTGCGGGGACAGGAGCAGTAGGGACCGTAACAGTTAATTTTGATTTTGCAGTTAGTGTAACGGGTGTTGCGGGCACTTCTGCTATCGACACAGTAAATGCTATTGGTTTAGGTAATATTTCTGTAACGGGCGTAGCGGGTACAAGCGCCTTGGGTAACATTTTTGAAACTCAAAATGGTGTTGCGGGTACAAGCGCTGTTGGCACAGTTACTACAACGGGTTTTGCTAACATCTCTGTAACAGGGTTAGCAGGTACAACGTCTTTAGGTAATACGTTTGAAACTTTAAATGGCGTGTCAGGTACAAGCGCTATTGGTACAGTCACTACTACAGGCTTTGCTAATATCGATGTTTCAGGCGTAGCGGGAACTATGGCTATTGGTAGAACGACAGAAACGATTATACCAACTTGGGGCCAAATTATTCCAACACAGGACGCTAGTTATAGCACGGTCACGCCAAGTCAAACGCCTAGTTATAATACAATAACCCCAAGTCAAGATCCATCTTGGCTTGATAAAGCAGCATGAGGATATAAAAAATGCCAAGTACATATACAACCAACACAGGTATAGAAAAGATAGCCACAGGTGAGCAGTCGGGAACTTGGGGCAATACAACCAATACAAATTTAGATCTTATAGACCAGTCTACAAATGGTATTGTTGAAATTACGGTGTCGAGCGCGGCTACATCTGGATCGCCAAATAGCTTACCTATTACTAATGGAGCTTTATCAAATGGTAGAAACGTATACATTGAGTTTAAGGACGGTGGTGATTTAGGTGGCACTGTCTATTATCAACTTGATCCAAATGATGCAGAAAAAGTAGTTCATGTTAGAAATAATCTAACGAATCAAGCCCTAATATTATTTCAAGGAACTTATAATTCTAGCAATGATATTGAAATACCTAACGGTAAAGATATGGTTGTAAAGTTTGACGGGGCGGGTTCTGGTGCTACTGTTGAACAGGTTGATAAAAACTTAAATCCTACAACTGTTGCCGTAACAGGCGCTATTGCCGTGACAGGTGATTATTCTTCTACAACTTCTGGAACGTCAAATCTTAGACTAGGTGTCAACGCAGGTAATTCTATCGCTTCTGGTGGTAATTATAATGTTGCTGTTGGTGATGAAGCAGGAACAGCTATTAATACAGGAGATGAAAATACTGTAGTAGGGTATAAGGCAGGAGAAGCTGTTACAACAGGTGTTAGAAACACTCTAATTGGTGCTACAGCAGGTGATGAAATTGTTGGTGGTGAACGTAATACTGCTGTGGGATATGGTGCATTACATTCTGAAACTGAAGGAGACAGAAATACTGCTGTTGGTGTATTTGCTTTAAGCACTCAAAACACTTCAACTGGTGGTAATGTCTATAATACTGGTGTTGGCTATGGAGCAGGTAATGCTATCACAACAGGTGTAAGAAATGTTATTGTAGGAGCGCAAGCTTTAGACGCAGAGACAGCAGGTAGTAGGTCTGTTGCAGTTGGGTATGCAGCACTAAGCGCACAAAATTTTACAACTGCTACGGATGTCTATAATACAGCAGTCGGTCATAATGCAGGTCTTAGTGTTACAACAGCTAGAAACAATACTCTTATAGGAGCTTTATCAGGTGATGCTTTAACAGTAGGTACTGAAAATGTGGCTGTTGGTAAAGGTGCATTAAGCACTGACACTTCAGGTAGCAGATCAACAGCATTAGGTTTTGAAGCATTATTTACTCAAAATCAATCAACTGCAGCAAATGCTTATAATGTTGCTGTGGGATATGCATCAGGTTTATCAGTCACAACAGGAATTAGAAATACTATAGTAGGAGCATTAGCAGGTGATGCCTTAACAGTAGGTGAAGACAATGTTGCTATTGGAACAGATGCTCTTTCTACTGATACAGATGGTCACAGAACAGTTGCTGTTGGTAAAGGTGCATTAAACTCTCAACTTTTTGGAACTGGTACAAATACTTATAATGTAGCTGTTGGTTATGAAGCAGGAACTTCTGTTACTTCAGGTACAGGAAACACCTTAATAGGTGGGCAATCAGCAGATGCTTTAACAACAGGTGGAGAAAACACATCTGTTGGATACCTTGCTTTGACCACTGATACTGCAGGTAGTAGAAGCACAGCTATAGGAAGAGGAGCATTAGCTACTCAAAATTTTACTACATCCACAAATGCTTACAATGTAGCTATTGGGTATGATGCAGGACTTGATATTACAACAGGATTAGAAAATACACTTATAGGAAGTTTAGCAGGAGATAATTACACAACAGGCAGTTATAATGTGGCTGTAGGAGTTGGAGCTTTAAGTACTGACCAATTAGGTACTAGAAGTACAGCTATTGGAAATGCAGCTTTGTTTAATCAAAATCCGGGTACTACAACAACTATGTATAATGTGGCTATTGGTCATGTTGCAGGTGAATCTATTACAACAGGTATACAGAACACTCTTATAGGCGCACTAGCAGGTGATGCACTTACAGATGCTGATTATAATGTAGCTTTGGGAGTAACAGCTTTAAGTGGGGATACGAAGGGCAGTAAATCAACAGCAATAGGATATAGTACGCTTGTTAATCAAAACTTTACCGCTTCAACAAACACTAACAACACGGCAGTCGGTTTTGAAGCAGGAATGTCTGTCACAACAGGTTTTCAAAACACTCTTATAGGTGCTGCCGCAGGTGATGCTTTAACTACAGGTCAAGAAAATGTTGCTTTAGGATATGCAGCTTTGAGTAATGATGATGTAGGAAACCATTCTGTTGCAATTGGATGGAACGCTTTAATATCTCAAAACTACAGTACATCTACAGACAGTAATAATGTAGCAGTAGGTTGGAATTCTGGTTCAGCAATTACAACAGGTCTTAATAATACGTTTGTAGGTTCTCATGCAGGTGATGGAACAGATGATGGTGGTAATAATGTGGCAGTGGGGTATCAAGCATTAAGTGCTAATTGTGGAAACAGTAATACAGCAGTGGGATATCAAGCGTTAGCTGTTTGCACTGGTTCAGACAATACCTGTGTCGGTCTTTTGGCAGGAAGTAATGTAACCTCTGGCTCTAATAATCTTTTTTTAGGACATGATGCAGGTATAACAGGAAGTCCGGGTGGAAATTTTGCAGCAGCTTCCAATGAAATTGTTTTGGGAGATGAAAATATCACTGACTTTAATTGTCAAGTTTCATTAACTGTAGCTTCTGACCAGAGAGATAAAACAGATTTTACTGCCTTAGATTTAGGTATGAATTTTGTAAAAGCTCTTAAACCATACACTTTTAAATGGGATAAAAGGTCAAAGTATATCGATAAGACAGACCCCTCTGTGGATTTAAACAAAGTTACAACAGATGGAACACATAAAGAAGATCAATTAGATGTTGGTTTTAAAGCTCAAGACGTTGTGGCATTAGAAGAAGCATCTAATTATAAGATTTCAGATAAAACAAATTTAACTGTAAATCTTTCTAGTGATGGAAAACAATATGCTATGAGATATGAAAAGTTAGTTCCTATTCTTGTAAAAGCCATACAAGAATTAGAAGCTAGAGTTGCAACCTTAGAAGGAGGATAAAATGGCAGAAACAAGAACAGATGAACAAATAGCAAAAAACTACAAAGCTATGGGAGACAGTGTAGATCTCATACAATCTATTGTCACAGCAAAGAAAAATGATAATGGTGAGTTGATGGTCATGCAAGGTGCTACAGATGCTGAAAAGAAAGAAAGAGTCAATATTAACGTAGGTTATATTGAATACATGAAAGCATTGACTGACTGGAAAGGCAATGAAGATTGGACAGATGTAGACAAAGCCATTACAGATGGTAAGGCTTATGTAGGTTAATATGTATGCCTCTAACAAAACTACAATTCAGACCAGGAATAAATAAAGAAACAACGTCTTTTGCAAATGAAGGCGGTTGGTTTGATTGTGATAAAGTACGTTTTAGGTTTGGAACTCCTGAAAAAATAGGAGGATGGATTAAACGCTCAGGTAGTAGCTTTTTAGGAACAGCCAGAGCTTTACACGCATGGGTTGCCATAGATGGCACACAATTTTTAGGCGTTGGAACTCATTTAAAATATTACATAGAAGAGGGTGGAGGTTACAACGATGCTACGCCCTTACGTGAAACAACGGCATCTGGAGGCGCCACTTTTTCCGCGACCAACGGATCTGCGGTCATAACAGTTACAGACAGTAATCATGGGGCAGTTGCAGGAGATTTTGTTACTTTTAGCGGGGCGGCCACGCTTGGTGGTAACATTACTGCTGATATTTTAAATCAAGAATATCAAATAGATGAAATAGTCTCTACAACGCAATATAAGTTTTCTGCAAGAACGGTTTCTACAATAGCTTCTATCACAGATGATAATCAATTAAACCCAACTGCGGTATTAGCCAATTCCAGTGACTCTGGAAACGGGGGTAGCTCTGTTGTAGCAGCTTATCAAGTTAATGTTGGATTAGACACGACGGTATCAGGAAATGGTTGGGGTGCAGGCACTTGGGGACGTGGTACATGGGGTAGTGGTACTTCACTAACCGCAACGGGTGCTACATTAAGAATATGGTCTCACGATAATTTTGGTGAGGATTTAGTTTTTTGTATTAGAGATGCAGGTATATTTTACTGGGATAAAAGTGCTAAGTCGGCTCCAATGGCCCGTGCGGTAAGACTTAATGAGTTAGCAGGTGCAGATAGCACTGTTCCAACTAAAGCAAAAGTTGTTTTGGTATCTGATAGAGACAGGCATATTATTGCTTTTGGTTGTGACCCTGAAACAGATGTAGGTACACAAGATCCGTTGCTTATACGTTTTTGCAGTCAAGCAGATCCTACTACTTGGCAGTCTTTACCCACTAATACAGCAGGTGATTTAAGAGTAAGCTCTGGATCTGAAATTATTACGGCTGTTGAAACAAAACAACAAATCTTGGTTTTTACTGACGTATCTTTACACGCCATGCAGTTTTTAGGACCACCTTTTACTTTTGGTATAACCTTAATATCAAAAAATATTACTATTGTAGGTCCTTTGGGTGCTATAGCTGTAGAAGATAGTGTGTTCTGGATGGGATCAGAAGAGTTTTACGTTTATTCAGGACAGGTGCAAAAATTACCTTGCACGGTAAAAGATCATGTATTTAACGATTTTAATACCTCGCAAGCAGAAAAAGTAACAGCAGGAGTTAATTCTAGTTTTGGTGAAATATGGTGGTTTTATCCATCTGCTAATTCAGAAGAAGTAGACAAGTATGTTATTTATAATTACCAACAGCAAATATGGTACATAGGTTCTCTTGAAAGAACCGTATGGTTAGATAGAGGTATTAATAGTCAACCAACAGCAGCCCAAGACGGTTATCTATATTCACATGAAACAGGTTTTAGTGATGGTAGTACAGAGCCCGCTACAGCTATATCGTCTCACATAGAAAGTAGCCAACTGGATATTGGAGACGGAGAAAACTTTGTGTTTTTAAAAAGAGTCATACCTGATGTAACTTTTGAAGGCACTGAGGCCGATAATCCTTTACTTAATTTTACACTTAAAACTAGAAACTTTCCAGGTGGTAAGTATTTACAAACAGAGACCAAAGAAGTTTCTCGGTCTTCTACGACCCCCGTTGAACAATTCACGGACCAAGTGCATATAAGATTAAGGGGTAGATCATTTGCCTTGAGACTAGAAGAAAGTGTAATAGGTAATCGTTGGCGCTTGGGATTACCAAGAATAGATATTAGACCTGACGGGAGAAGATAGTGTCAAGAGGATTAGTACAACCGTTTTTTCCAACCCCACCAAAAGAATATCAAGATGCTTATATGGCAGAGGTGGTAAGGGCGTTTTCCGTGTTTTTATCACAGGTAAACAATGCAGGTCCTTGGCGGGCCACGGATCTTGTGCTTACAAATTTACAAACAAATGACCAAGGATTAGAAATAGGGGCTTTATTTAATCAAGAAGGTACATTAAAGATTGTTATAGCTAATAGTCCACACTTGTCTGGATTATCAGCTACAGGTGGGGTTGGCTCAGTTTCTGTAACTACTTAGTCTGGACTAGAAAGTAAAAAAGTAGTATGGTATTTAAAAAGGAATAGGTATGGCTACATCAACATTTGCAGAAATAGAGATACCAGAAGGCGGTATAGCTGATTTTGTTATGTCAAAAGCCAATCTTGATTTACTAGCAAAAGAAGAAGCCGACAAATTATTTGGGCAAAAAGGTGTTGCCGAGTTTCAGGATGTTGCTAAACGTATGGCAGAATATGGTCGCTACGGTGACGATATGGTTGTCCATGTTGAAAGTGGTGAGATAGTTGTACCAAAAGTTCTAGTTGAAAAAAACCCAAAATTAAAAGAATCCATTTTTGAGAACCTTAGAGAACAGGGTGTCGAAAACCCAGAACAATACGTTGTGGGTCACTCTAAAAATAGCGTTAATCCCAACACAGGATTAGTTGAATTTAATATATTTAAAGGTATAGAGAAGGCTTTTAAGGGCGTTGTAAATGTAGTCAAAAAAGTATTACCTGCAATTTTACCTATCGCATTATCTTTTACACCCCTTGGTCCTGTTTATGGGGCAGCTATAGGATCAGGTATTGCAGGGCTAGCTAGTGGTCAAAGTATTGGAGAAGCTGCTACTAGTGCGTTAGTAGGTGGTTTAACTGGATTAGCTAAAAGTGGAGTTGGAGCATTATTTAACAATAAAAGCCCTGTATCTGCGATGGGTCAAGCATTAAGAAATCCTTTTGGCAGGGTAGGAGAAACACTAGCTAACTTTGGTCAAGGGACTTTTACAGGTGGATTTAGTGGAGATACTGTTCTATCTGGAGAAACAAAAACAGGTAAAAATGACATAAAAACAGATAAGGACCCCTCTTTTTTTCAAAAAGCAAAAGATACTTTATTACCTCCAAGCCCAACGCAAACTGAAATTTCTAATAGAACTAGAGAAATTATAGATGAATTTGCTGCTGATAGAATTACTATAACACCTGAAAAAGCATTAGAGATGGCCACCAAAGAGCTAACCCCAGGATTTATGGATTATTTACCCCTTGCAGGTGCTACTTTGGGTGTAACGGCTTTGGCAGGTGGATTTGATAAAGAGGAAAAAGATCCTTTTGCAGATGTAGAAACAGGATCTGATTTAATAGAGAAAAATAGATTTAGATATGTTACTCCAAACCTAAGATCTTATGGATCTTTTGGACCTTATGAAGTAGCAACACCCTCCTATGCACAGCAGTTTGCTAAGAAGGGCGGAGAAATTTTTCCAAGGCGCACAGGTGGCATAGACCCAAGCGAGGGCATACCTAATAAGGATAGTGTAAGAGCTATGTTACTTCCAGGTGAGTTTGTAATGACAAAAGGTGCTGTAAAAGGTTTGGGCAATGGTAATGTAAGAGAGGGTATCAAAAAGATGTACTCTGTAATGCGAGATCTTGAGAGTCGTAGCAAGAGGATGGCTTAATGACGACACAAACACAAATAGTAAGAGAAGCCCCAGATATTGAAGCCTATAAACTGGGTCTTTTAGAAAGTGCAAAAGGTTTAGCCGATCAACCTGTAGGTTTAGGGGTTGTCGATGCAGAAGGCAATCCTGTTATGGAGGATTATACCTTTGAAGACGAAGAAGGTAATATACAGACAGGTCAAAGACAGGTAAAACAGCTACCTACCATGCAAGTGGCAGGTATGTCTCCTTTACAACAGCAAGCTTTATTTGCAGCCCAGTCAGGTATTGGAAACTATATGCCTTATTTACAACAGGCAGGTTTTACGATGGGCGACGCTCAACAAGCTCTGGGTGGTGCATTAACAGGCGCTATGCCTTTCAGACAGCAAGCTCTAGGTGGTATGCTTGGAGCGCAAGGTATGTTGGCGGGTGCAGGAGCAGGTATACAACCTCAAGTATCTCAGGCACAGCAGGCATTACAGCAAGCAGGAGCGTTTGGTCAGCAAACAGCCCAGTCAGGTATTGGTCAGTTAGGCGCAACTACAGGACGGTTTGATCCATCCAGTATTTCACAGTTTATGAACCCTTATGAAGATGCTGCGGTAGCACAGGCGCTCAAGGATATTAGAGAGCAAGGTGATATTCAGGCTCAGGGACAAAGGGCACAAGCTGTTGGAGCAGGCGCTTTTGGTGGATCAAGGGCGGCCATTGCAGAACAGCAGCTTGGCAAAAACGTATTAGACCAACAAGCGAGAACGGCAGCAGGTATGCGTCAGGCAGGCTATCAACAGGCCGCGGCTCAGGCTCAACAAGCTTTTGAACAGGAGCAAGCTAGACGACAAGCGGCAGCTCAACTTACAGGTCAATTAGGTCAGGCAGGTGCAGGATCTGCACTAAGGGCTGCCCAAGCAGGCGGTCAGCTAGGCTTGGCAGGACAGCAAGCTCTCGGTAATTTAGCTCAGAACTATGGTGCATTAGCACAAGGTATCGGTGGTTTGGGTACACAGTTTGGACAATTAGGTTTACAAACAGGACAGGCACTAGGTCAGTTGGGTGTACAGCAAGCAGGACTTGGTGAACTAGCACAACTACAAGGTCAGAAAGAGCAGGGATTCTTATTTGATCTTGGTAAGCAGGAACAAGCACAGAATCAAGCTGTTCTTGAAGCACAAAGACAAAGTAATTTACAACAACTTTACGAACCATATCAACGCTTAGGCTTTTTGTCCGACATTTATAAAGGGGCTCCATCTAGCCAAAGCACAATTACAGCAACAACATCTCCGTCTGTTTCTCCTGCCCAGTCTATTTTAGGGCTTGGTATTGCAGGATTATCAGCGGCAACTGGGGCACAGAAAGCGGGGTTATTCGGATGATGAATCGAAGTGTCATGCAAAGACAAATGTTTAGAAAAGGAGGCGCTGCTTTTCCTGATTTAAGCGGTGATGGTAAAATTACCCAAAAAGATATTCTAATGGGTCGTGGTGTAATACCGACTCCAAAACAATACGGTGGAGCGGTTGGTATGCAACAGGGAGGTGTAGCCCCTCCCATGATGCCACCGCCTGCGCCTGCTATGATGCCACCGCCTATGCCACCCGATCCTGCTATGATGCCACCTCCACCACAGATGGATAATTTAGATCCTGCCGTATTAGAGGGTATGATGGGGGCTGCGGCTGAAGGTATACAAAGTCTGGATCAAGCACAGGATTATGAGCAGGTGATGAATACTATTAGAGGTGATGAGGCTTCAATCGGTGAGCGTCGTGATGAACTGGCCTCGGTTGTCGGTGAACGAGACGCGGACCAAACACCAGAGTCCGTCTTGACTTTGGTACAACCCGTTATGCAAATGGCACAGTCAGGTGTCGATCTCGGTATAGGGGCCTTGGCTCAGGACCAGATGGCAGGGGATGTACAAGGACCAATGGCAGAGGGTATAATGTCTACGGTAGACATGGGTATGGAGGAAGCCCCGCCCGTAAATTTTAACCAAGGAGGCCCCGTCCTCCCTATGAAAAACGGGGGCGAAATCAAATATATGAATAAAGGTGGTCTAGGGGGTAGACTAGGGGACATTTTCAGAGAGAAGCAGGCTCTATATGAGTCTGTTGCAGGTACTGATCCTCAAGCTCTTCAAGACCAAAAAAATATGACGCAAGCTCAGATGCTTTTTGATATCGCAAATACAGCATTAGCTTTTGCTAGTCCTATGCCTAATGAACCTATGGGGTTGAGTGGGGCAGAAAGACTGGCATTGGCGGCCCAAGGCACACAGCTTTTCGATAAGATTGGCACAAGGGGTCAGCAACTAGAGGCTTTTAAACAAGCACAGGAAAAAGATAGAAGAGCATTAAGCTTGGGTGCGTTACAAGCTGCTGAATCTCAACTAGCCACGGAAAAAGCAGCGGCTGCTAAAGGAACTGCTACATCTAAATTAGATAAAACATTAGTTCCAAATTTAGGTCTTGTATTTACCGATAAAGAAGGAAATGTAGTTAAAACAATTAAAGAAGGCCCTGATTATGAAATAAGAGAGTTAAATGGTAATGTTGTTAGATTTGATAAAAATTCAAATGATTATAGTGTTTTAGGCGATTTAGGAGCAGGTAGAGAGTTTGATACAATTATTAGAGAAGACGGTAGCGTCTTTTATGTTGATAAAAGCGATCCTACAAACGTAACAGAAGTTTTTAAACCACTACCAAACAAAACATTTAGCACTGTCGAATTTGATGGTAATTTAATTCAAGTTACTACAGATAATAATACGGGGGAAGTTAAATACGAAACGGCACTTAAAGGTAGAGATGCGCCTAACATTGAGTATATTACAACACCAAACGGAGCTGTCTTAGCTGTTAATCAAAATAAAGTTTTTGATAAGGGGTATGAACCTTTAACATTAGTGAAAGGTACAGAAGATCCAAAATTAGAATTTAGGACAATTGGAAACACTCAAATAGCTATTAACTACACAGATCCAAAAAACATAACTGTTCAAGAAATTTTTAGATCTCCAGAAAAAGACGATGTTCAACTTGTAACTGATGAGGGCAATGTTTTCTTAATTAATAAAACTCAAAAAACCAGTACTTTAGTTCAAGCTTCACAAAGAACCCCCA